GAATGGCTGGATTGCAGCAGGGAGTTACTTTATAATTCACCGCCACGGCCCCTTAGCTCAGTGGTTAGAGCAGGCGACTCATAATCGCTTGGTCGCTGGTTCAAGTCCAGCAGGGGCCACCAAATTTAAGCAGTAAATACATACAGTTAGGCCACTCCCGCGAGTGGCCTTTTTGTTGTCTAAGATATTGATGGCGATGAAATGGCGGTGGACTTCTTACCGCCATTTTCTTTAAGGCATAAAAAACCCGCTCGCGGCGGGTTAGTTTAAAGGGGGATAACAGGCACTAGCCTTTGAGTGCGGATCGCGACACTTTAGGGGTGACTCCACCAGTGGTAACAATAAATCGCTCTACCGATTCCATCGTCACGAAAGTGCAACTGCAATTGATGTTTGTGCACTGATGATAACGTTCTTTGGTATTCTCGCTAAGGTATCGACTCGTACGGGCATGTGCCGCTTGCTTGCACTCAGGACAATGAAACATAACTGGCTCCGCAAATTCACTAAAAGTGAACTTATAATACCCAAAAAATCACTAAATGGGTATTGTTTTATGCCTTCCCTTCTTCTGTGACATATTCAATATCTGAGGATTTCACTTGCAGCTCAAGCGTCGAAGTGAAACCGTTGCTATTAAGACGATGCACTACCCGGCTGATTACCCATGCTTGATTATCTATGACGTTCTTGAATCCTCTGACTGTAACAGGTATTTCAGGAAATAGATCTGCACGGCCAATTGCGAGCGTGATAGAAAACTCAGCTGCACCACGCTGTAGCTCTTCCCATTTGGCCTGCGCCGCACGGATGGCCTGCGCTTTGCTAGCGAAAATGGTCGTTAACTCCAGAACATTTTCCGGTTCTCCAGCCATGTATTCACCGTTTCGTGCGCCTTGATTCCCGCTCGGCTTGCTCGCTGACGGTGTCATAGTGGCATCCGGATGTTGCCAGGAATGTAGATCCTGCTCTTTCGACACACGTTTGAGATTAACGTTTTGGTTTTGCTGACTCGGGTCTTTGGTTTGCAGCCATTTGGCTGTAACACCGCTATACGCCCCCCGATCGGCAATAGTAAATTGATGGCTGTCTCCATCGCCACGTTCTATGACCCTTTGCGGGAAGGGTTTATTACTTGCATTCATCGCACTCCCCTTTTTCAGGAAAAGGAGTTTTCCGGCCTTTACGGAGACAACCGCACCATTTCGCTCGGCCAGCCGCGACAAGAATACAGCATCAGACTCCTGCGTCTGATCGATATGGGGCACCTCAACAGGTACCAAACTCTCGGCTATCCTGGCTATGAGCTTATTCCGCTGAGCAATGGTGTCGACAATTGTCCCAAGCGTTGTATCATGCCAGGACTGCTCGCGACGCGAGTTGAGCGATCCTCGAAAATCAGCACTGCGTGCACGAATGGTGAGAACGTCTGGAGCACCTCGATACGCGATTTCGTCTACGATAAAACTCCCCTTTCCCAGCAATGCCGATCCCTGCCAGCCTAACCACAAACTCAAAGAAGCGCCGCGCGGTGGTAACTCAACCAACCCGTCAGAATCATCAAGCTCTATATCAAGCTGGTCAGCTTCAAATCCATTATTATCAGTCATTGTCAGACTGATGAGCCGCTCTCTGAAAACCTCAGTAATATCATCCTTACCGAAAGCGAGCATAAAATCGGGAGCAATGCATGCACCTGCCTGGAGAGTCATTCCCGTTATCATCCCACCAGTCCTCCCGCCCAGCTACCCACTGATGACACCAGGGTTTCGGCTTGTGCTTTTAAATCGCCATACATAACAACCAGGGATTCATCGACTCTCTTTAAAGTCAGGTTAAACTCGATTTTTCTGGCAGACCCATCACTGTAAAGATCCGTATGAGTATGTGTTACCTTTTCAACCACATACATGCCGTGAATCATTCCACTACCGTCGATCAGTGGCCATGCACGTCCCTCGTTGGCCATCAATTCGATCGCCAAAAGCGATAATTTACCGCCAGTAATTTCTGGGTAGAGCGTACCGGAGAGTATGCGTGTGGTTTCTCCCTCACCAAGAAATTGATACGCAGGTGACTTGCCGATGCGGTTATTTGATGCCCATCGATAATCTTTTGTATATTGCATCGACTGATACGGTAGCGTTCGGCGCTCAAACACAAATAAACCTAATACCATTAACACTGTCTAAATCTCCTCAGTCATGCGAAAAGCTTGAGCGCTGATATGAACGCTCTTGACGAGCGAGGTTATCAACGGCTTCTCTGAGCCGACGGTCTAAATCACTGTTCGGCAGAACATCACCTTGCAGAGTGATGCTGTACTCTCGCTTACTGTTGTCGATAAAAGATCGCCCAGCGGGGGCAGATAGCGGCTGATAAAGCGGATAGCCGCTTAATGTGGATGTCGGCGGAATATAGGTTCCGTCAGGCGTCACGGCCGTGGTTTTCACCTTAGCCTCGGTATCTTCAAGTTGGCCGGACTCTTTTTTGATAATGCCGAGTTTGTCCAATAACCAGCTTGCTTTACTGCTCAGACTGTTAAAGATATTAAGTGGCGCCATGAGCGCATTGGCCAGTGCCTGGCCAAACATTACCCCCACATTCTTACAGCGTTCGAGCGTTTCTTGTGTCGCCTTTACGGGTTCAAGTAGATCAGTGAACCACTGCCAGATGCTGCCGAGCTTCTCAACGAGAAAATCAAATGCCGGTGCAAGCGGGGAAAAAATTTCTGCCAGCGGAGCAAAAGCGGTACCAAGTCCCTCAATAACGCCGCCAAAGAATGCACTGAGTGGTTCCCAATATTTACGGATCAGCAGGGCTCCACCGACAATCGCCGCCACAACAGCTATAACTGGCCACGTGATGGCCCCAAGAGCTGAGGCGATAGCGCCGCCGGTTAGAGTAAATACTGTCCCCAGCATGCTTGCTGCAGCAATAATGACATTCACCCCGGCAATCAAAGGCCATACGATTTGCCCGACACCTCCCAGCACGCCGACCAGCGCCAGCGTACTCGTGGCAACGTTCAATAGGGTTTGGGTCAGTTCGGGATTTGTCTGAACCCAGCTTGCGGCCATGCCAACCCAGGTGTTTGCCGAAGCCGTCAGACGCCTTAGGGCAGACTCTTCTTGCGCAAAAACATCAATTTTAAGACCATCCAGGGTCGACTGTAGTTTTACTAAATCTCCATCGAGATTATCGGACTTGATACTGGCGATGCGTGAAGTACTCCCTTTGGCAGCGAGCATTTGCTGACGTTTGTTGTCCAGAGTTCCATCACCGGCTGCGGCAACCAGTGCTCCTGCCCCCTTTACAGCCTCTTCACCGAACAGGCTTTTCAGGTATTCGGCCTGCTGCGCCATATCAAGTTTGTTTGTCTCAAAGGCGTGATAAATATCTTTAAATACCTTCTCGACCGGAAGCTTATTTCCGTTACCGTCGTGTGTGCTAACCCCCAGGGAATTGAGGGCAACAGGCGCCTGGCCTGTCATCGCATCCAGACGGCTCAAAATAGTGTTGATATTACTCCCGGCGCTGGCACCTTTAATATTGTGGTCTGCCAGGATGCCGAGCATCGCCGTTGTGTCTTCAAGACTTTCACCAGCCATTTCCGCACCTGGTGCAACGTTTTTCATCGCCGCAACCAAATCATCAAGACTCGTGCTCGATGAGTGGAGGCTTTGTGTCAAGACATCAGAAATGCGTTCGATCTCTGTTATCGGCAACTTAAACGCCGATTGCACCGTAGAAAGTGCGCCAACAGCATCGCTGGCTGCAAGACCATTAGCTTGCCTCATTGTCACTGTCGAGTCGGTTGCCATGAGAACGTCATTCGCATTGTAACCTGAGCTTGCGAGCACACCCTGTGTTTGAGCTACGTCGACTTGAGAGAGATATCCTTTAGAACCAATATCTTTAGCCTGCTGGCGAAGAGCAGCCATCGTTTCATCATTCTTATCAATACCAAGAGTCGACTGCGTATCCGACATCTGTTTGGAGAAAGCGACGCCCGGCGCAAAAAATTGAGACAGCCCATGGAATCCAGCACTCGCCGTATTTATTCCCGCCGCCCCCGCATCACGTATGCCGAAGGCAAGCGTTTTACCGGACTCGTAGCGGCGCTTTATTGCATCGACTCTTTCCTGCTGCTGATTGACGCGGGAAAGAGCGTCACGCTGCATATTTAGCTGTTGCGTGGTCTGTCTAATCGTGACTTTCACACGCTGTGCATCAGCAGAGAGTGTACGCGTGTTAATGCCCGACTGAGAAAGCTCGGAACGCTGGCGCTGTAAGGACTGGCGCATACCGTTGTATTTACTCTGCAGCTCAGCTGCAGATTTTTTTGCAACATCCAGCGCCTGCGACTGTGCCAGCGTGGGTGCTTCGATATTCTTAAACTGAATGGCCAGTGCTGCCGCCTCCTGCTTCGCTTTTGCAAGTGACCGGCCGGTTAGAGAAAGCTGAGCGCTGGCTTTCCTGAACCCATCAATACGGGCTGCCTGCACGTTGAGATCGCGCAGAGATTGCTCAGAATCACGGATGTCACCCGCAAGGGATTTACTGGCAGTCCGGATAGCATTGAGCGGTCGGCTTGCGCGTCCAACGGCATTAAGCAGCGCCTCAAGTTTCACGTTATTGCTCATAGTGGTTTCCGCTTCGCTGTAGCGCC